ACATTATGCTGGGCTTTTCTGGTATCGATAGATTCTCAAACGTTCACGCTAAACAACAAATCGATGCTATCAAAGAAGGCAAGTCAAAAAAACTTCTTGAAGAAATCACAACAATTACTGATACAGCATTGCATATTTTCGAAAGTTATGGTAAAATAAATGAGATAGGTAATTTGTTAAATTATCAGTGGGAACGTAAACGTCAACTTACTAGTAGTGTCACAACTGATTATATAGATACAATATACAACAAAGCAATGAATGCTGGCGCATACGGTGGTAAATTAATGGGTGCTGGTGGTGGTGGATTTTTTATGTTTCTTGCGCCGCCTGATGCTCATGAAAAAATTAAACAAGCAATACCTGAAATCAATGTATGGATACCTTTTAGCTTTGATTTTGATGGTTCAAAAATAATTATGGAGTCAAAATGAAATACCCTTTGATGTCAGATAACATTACTAGAGAAGACTTAGATTTGGTAATAGAACATCTTAAAAAAGATAATCCCAAACTTACAAATGGACCAGAGTGTCGTGCTTTTGAAAAAGCATGGAGTAAATGGCTTGGTGTAAAGCATTCTGTGTTTGTCAACTCAGGCGCATCAGCAAATCTATTGTCGATGACAATGTTGAAGATCAAATATCCAGAAGGTGGTGAAGTTATCGTGCCACCATTTACATGGGTATCTGATATTGCTTCTATTCTACAATGTGGTTTTACACCAGTGTTTGTTGATATCGATTTGGACACACTTGGTATGCATGAGCATGGAATACTTAATGTGATTACTGATAAGACACGTGCTGTGTTTATTACATACGCACAGGGCTTTGATTGTTTATCTGATAGAGTATTAGAGGTTCTACGTAATCGTAATATATTTTTGATTGAAGATGTATGTGAGTCACATGGTGCAACACATAATAATAAACTGTTAGGTAGTTATGGTTGGATGTCAAACTTCTCTTTTTATTTTGCACATCATATGTCCACAATTGAAGGTGGTATGGTTTGTACAAATGATGAATATGTATATCACACAGTTCGTATGCTTCGTTCACATGGTATGGTTCGTGAGTGTGATAACTGGAGAATGTCTGAAGATTATAAAATAAGATATCCAGAATTGAATTCAGACTTTATCTTTGCACATGCCGCATATAATATGCGTAATAACGAAATTGGTGGCATACTTGGTCAGAATCAGTTGAAATATTTAAATGAAAATGTTAAACTACGTAATGAGAATTTATTTTACTTTTTGTCAAAACTAGATCAAAAGAAATATAGAGTTGACTTTAAATTGATTGGCTGTAGTAATTATGCGTTCAACATTGTATTACAATATGAATATGCAAATAAAGAATTTGTGAATAGACTAATGAATAGAATGCGTAATGAAGAGATTGAGTTTCGTCGTGGTTCAGTGGGTGGTGGCAATCAATTAAGACAGCCATATCTCAAAGGCATTGTGCCAGAAGATCATTATAAAAAGTTTCCGAATACTGAACATATGCATTTTTATTCATTCTATATTGGTAACTATCCTACGTTAAGTAAAATACAAATTAACGAAATCACAAACATATTGAACGAGATATAATATGAAGATATTAGTAACTGGTGGTGCTGGTTATATTGGATGCATTCTAACAGAATATCTGCTTCAGATGGGACATGAAACAACTGTTATTGATAATTTCATGTTTAAGCAAACGGGATTAAATCATCTTTGTGAAAATAAAAAACTCACAGTCATAAATGGTGATATTCGTAATCCACATCACATGTTGCCTCTGCTAAAGAAAGCAGATGTAATTATACCACTTGCTGCTCTTGTTGGTGCGCCACTGTGTAACAAAGATGTGGTTGGTGCTGATACAACAAATAAAGATGCGATGTTTTGGATGTTGAATGCTGTGTCGAATGAACAATGTATCATTATGCCCACAACCAACTCTGCATATGGCACAGGTGATGAAAATAATTTTTGCACAGAAAAATCACCACTACGACCAATCTCAAAGTATGCTATCGACAAAGTTGCTGTAGAAGAAAGACTGATGCAGCGTGACAACTCAATTAGCTATCGTTTGGCCACAGTTTTTGGTATGTCGCCACGTATGCGTACCGACTTATTAGTAAATGATTTAGTGTATCGTGCTGTCAATGATGGTTACGTAATTATCTTCGAAGGTCATTTCAAACGCAACTACATTCATATACGTGATGTATGTGAAGCATTTCTACATGCAATCTATCAGTTCGATGAAATGAAAAACAATATTTATAATGTTGGTCTATCAACAGCAAATGTATCTAAGTTAGAACTTTGTGATATTATCAAGAAACATATTTCAACTTTTACAGTTGTAGAAGGTGACATCAAGAAAGATCCTGATCAACGTAATTACATTGTGTCAAATGAAAAACTAGAAGCAACAGGTTGGGTGCCATGTAATACATTAGATGATGGTGTAGAAGAACTTATTAAAGGTTATCAATATCTTAAAAATAATATTCATGGTAACGTATAATGACAAAATCAAATCATTACGTCAATAACGCAGATTTTCTAACAGCACTTGTAAAATATCGAACAGACTGTGCTACTGCTAAAAAAGAAAATAAACCAGAACCAAAAATACCAGATTATATTGGCGAATGTTTTCTAAAGATTGCAGAACATTTATCACGCAAGCCTAACTTCATTTCATACACATATCGCGATGAAATGATATCAGATGGTGTAGAAAACTGCTTGATGTATTTTCGCAACTTCGATTCCGCAAAATCAAAGAATCCATTTGCTTATTTTACACAGATAATTTATTATGCTTTTCTGCGTAGAATTATGCGTGAAAAGAAACAACTATATGTAAAATATAAAGCCACACAACAATTTGGTTTGCTCGATGAAGGCGAAATGTATGAAGATGAAAATGGTAATATGAAACAGTTTGAATTGTACGACAACATCTCCGAGTTCATATATAACTTTGAGAAAAATAAGAAAAAGAAAAAAGAAAAGAAGTCAGAGGGCCTTGAACAATTTCTTGATGATGATATAGAATAATATTATGAAAATATGTGTTCTTGGTGATACTCATTTTGGTATGAGAGGTGACTCTTTAGATTTTCATAAATACGTAGAGAAGTTCTATACGAACGTCTTCTTTCCATATCTAAAAGAACATGGTGTTACTACCATTGTACAACTTGGCGATCTTTTCGACCGCCGTAAGTTTATTAACTTCAACTCACTCTATTTGTGTCGTGAATATTTCTTTGATAAATTACGAAAAAACAATATTACGTTTATCACATTTCTTGGGAATCATGACGTATCTTTCAAAAACACCCTTCAAGTTAACTCACCACAATTACTTTTAGATGGTTATGATAATATTACTGTATTGGATACTTTTACTACAATGCAGTTTGACGGCATTGATATTGATTTGGTGCCTTGGATCTGTGATAATAACGAAGTTGAAATCACACAAAAATTAAAAGATTCTAAATCACAAATTATTTTTGGCCACTTTGAAATCGCAGGTTTTGAAATGGATCGTGGTAACATTTGCCATGAAGGTATTGATAAGTCGATATTTAATAAGTATGATATAGTTTTGTCTGGTCATTTTCATCATCGTTCCGATAATGGCCACATCTACTATGTTGGTACACCAAACGAAATAACATGGGCAGATTATAACGATTCAAGAGGTTTTGTTATCTTCGACACGCATACCCGTGAGCAAGAGTTCGTTCAAAATCCATATAAAATGTTTTACAAGTTAAATTATAATGATGAGTTAGAACATTTTGCTGAAGGATATAAATCATCATTCATGGATTATTCAATCTATGAAGGTTGTTACGTGAAAGTAGTTGTGATTAATAAACTCAACCCATTTTTATTTGATTTTGTAATTGACAGTATTTACAAAGCAGGTGCTGCCGACATTTCAATTGTAGAAGACTTCAGTGATACTGCAATTATTACCGATGATGAATTGATTGATCAGGCAGAAGATACGGTAACAATACTTTCAAAGTACATTGACAACTTGACACTCAATGTTGAAAATGATAAACTAAAAGGTCTTATGCGTGAACTTTATGTGGAAGCATTGAACACTGAGATTGAATGATATTATTTAAAACTCTTCGTTGGAAAAATTTATTAAGCACTGGCAACTATTTTACAGAAATAAAATTAAATAGTAATGCCAACACACTTGTAATTGGAACAAATGGCTCAGGTAAGTCAACGATGCTTGATGCGTTGTGCTTTGCTCTTTTTGGTAAGCCATTTAGGAACATTAACAAACCCAACTTGGTAAATTCCATAAATAGTAAAGATTGTGTTGTCGAGATAGAGTTTTCTATTGGTAGTAAAGAATACAAGATCGTTCGTGGTATTAAACCGAACATCTTTGAAATCTACCAAGATACTGTTTTGCTGAATCAAGAAGCGGCTGTAAGAGATTATCAAGACTATCTAGAGAGGTTTATTCTCAAACTAAACTATAAGTCTTTTACACAGATCGTTATTCTTGGTTCAGCATCCTTTACGCCATTCATGCAGTTATCTGCTGCTGATCGTAGATCAATCATTGAAGATTTACTTGATATTCAAATCTTCTCTACGATGAACAGTCTGGTTAAAGATAGACTTTCAAATAACAAAGATTCAACGACAACAAAGAAAAGTGACATTGCTTTACTGACTCAAAAGCATGAGTTGAAAAAAGAGTATCAAGATAAACTGAATCAAGACAACGAAGAAAAGGTAAAAGAATATGAGAGTGAGATACTTCTGCACAGAGAAACCATTCGCACCTTACATGATGACGTTGACAGTTTGGAACAAATCAAGCAGACCTTATCAGACATCTGTGCTAAAATTCCTGAAAATGAAAAGAAGATTGCTACGTTTAAAAAAGTTGAATCTCAGATTGAGAGCAAAATATCCAAAGTGGGAAATGATAGAAGTTTCTATGAACACAATGCTGATTGTCCAACCTGTAGGCAAGCCATTACCATGGAGTTTAAAGAGGGGCAACTCAACGAACTTGGAACAAAAGAAAAAGAACTTGTTAGTGGTCTAACAGAACTACAGACAAAGATTACAGAGCAAGAAAGTGTAGTTGCTGAACTGCGTGAGAAAGAAAAAAAACTATCAAATGTTCGAATTCAATTGGCAACAACACAGACTAGCATTAAAGGTTTGAATGATTCGATTGAAAAGTTAGAAAAACAAATCAAACAAATACAGAAACCAAAGAAAGAAGATTCGAATCACGATGAACTTGAAAGTATTCAAAAAGAAATTGAAAAAGCACAGAATGAACTGAAGGATTTGCTTGACGAAAAAGTATATCTAGATGTGGCATCAACTTTGCTAAAAGATACTGGCATCAAGACGAACATCATCAAACAATATTTGCCAGTAATAAACAAGTTGATTAATAAGTATCTGTCAAGTATGGATTTCTTTGTAAACTTTAATCTTGATGAGTCATTTAAAGAAACAATTAAGTCTAGGCACCGTGATGACTTTTCTTACCACAACTTTTCAGAAGGTGAGAAACAGAGAATAGATATGGCACTTATGCTTACATGGAGAGCAATTGCCAAACTAAAGAACTCTACGAATACAAACTTACTGATACTTGATGAAGTGTTTGATTCATCACTAGATGTGACAGGTACAGAAGAACTGATGAAGATATTACATGCACTCGATGATGTGAATCTGTTTGTTATCAGTCACAAAGGTGATATACTACAAGATAAATTTGCCAATACAATTCGATTTGAAAAAGTTAAAAACTTTTCTAAGGTAATAAAATGAGTGAAATACTAACTATAGATACTTCTGCTGGTCTTTCTCAAGAAGAAAGAATTAATCCTCTGCCTATATTTGCTGAAGATTTTCCTCTACTTCAAGAAACTATACCGGAGTATAATGATGGATTTCCTAATCCAGCATTAGTTACATTAGCAAAAAGATTAAAGATGACGATGAGATTGTATTCTGGTTTAGGTCTTTCTGCAAATCAATGCGGAGTTTCTGAAAGAATTTTTGTAATTGGCACAGATGAATTCCAAATAGTGTGCATCAATCCAAAAGTTCTATCACATGGGCCAAATGAGATTGGCAAAGAAGGTTGCTTATCTTTTCCTGGACTATTTTTGAATATAAATCGTCCATCTTGGATAGAGGTTGAGTATACCGACGAAAATGGTACGGTAAATCAGACAAGACTTGAAGGCATTTCTGCACGTTGCTTTCTACATGAACTAGATCACCTTAATGGAATCAAGTATACTAGTCATATTAAACCACTTGCATTAAAAATGGCAAGACAAAAAGCACAAAAGATTGTCAAAACGATTATTCGGAGACAAAAAAATGGAAGATAAAGAAGTCAAAGAATCTGGTTCATACGAAAACTGTATGGAGTTGCTGACTGATGAGTATCAGCCTCCAACGCTAAGTC